CCGTAATTGAGTAGGTCTTATACTGATGCCCGCCCTTTTCTGTGTACTCAGTTTCCACAAGGCCGCAGCGTTTGCAGATATTCACCACTTTGCCGCTTGCCTCGCAAGTGGCCTCCCGGACAACTATGCTCTGCATGGCGTGGTCCAGGGCGTTGATGTAGTCCCGCTTATTGAACCAGAAATAGTCACATTCAAAAGTAACGTCACTGCCAGTTACTCCGGTTGGGAAGCAACCGTACTCCGTCTGGACAGCGTTCTTCAGCCAACCCTCGCCCCAAGCACCGAGAACACCAGTGCAGACAGGAGTGTAGCCCGTTCCATCGAAGTTATACCCGCTTCCTTCTGGCGTCATCTTGGCATAATATATTCCGTTAATGTAGAGCAGACCAACCTCTCTATCCCAGCGTCCACCCCAGAAGTTTTCCATGTGGAAAACCTTAACGGCGTGAGTGGTGTCGTTGTACCCGAAAAATCCACCTTTGTCGTTCAAAGTTCCGCTCAGAATATGACCATAGTGCTGGTTAGCATCGTTGACATAGCCCGTAGTTTGACCCTGCCCAAAAGCCGTTTGTGATTGAGTGGTCTTAGACATAAGGGTGAGCAGGTCAGCAATCAGCTCGTCCATTGCCCAGCTACGCAAATCCCACTTGCTTCCGTTAGCCTTAGCTGCATCACGTTCCGCCTGAGCGGTAGTGTTGTACTGCGGATACTGTCCAGAAATAGAACGCAGTTTGCCGTCTACTATACAGCCCTTAAATATTGGGTAATAGTGGATTTTTTCGATGGAACCATCCGCTCTGGTATGGGCATAGGCTTTGTAGCCCTCATCGTACTGTGTTTCGCAGAAAACCACGTAGCGGTAGCCATCTTCCTCCCACCTCTTTACCCAGCAGCAAGGAATAGCGGTCATGGCGTTGCCGCCGTAAGCCGTATTTGCCACATCGGAGGCGCTGCCGTCAGTCAGTTTCTTGGAATAATCATTGGGGTTCAGTCGATAATCTTCCATTCCATCATATCTGACCATACAGGGGTAGTTGTCCCGTATAAACCAAATATTACCCCAGCTTCCGTAGTTGAATGCCCCAGCGGTGTAGTCCATAAATGCCGGGGTCATGCCCACGGCGTCGTAAAGATACTCTACTCTCGCTGACGGGTCGGGTTCGTTAATGTTCACCCGGAAACCATACCGCTTGGGTCGCTGTCCCTTTACCTCTGCAAGGATAGCTGTAGTGTCATTTTTAACTTCTTGAATTTTTCCTTCGATGTTTGCCATCGCTGTGCGGCCAACACCACCAGGGAAATTTGAAATAATGGGCATATCTTACCTCCTTTTTTATCCAATGATTGTTATTGCCACAGGAATGTCACACACAGGGATTACCCCTTTCGCCCGGACTGTCAATATATCGCCGTCTTGAGCAGCCAAGTATAGATCAGCATCGCACGCTACATCAAACACCTCGCTTTCTATTTTTGGTGACACGCTGATAAATCCGTTTTGGGTAATCGTAAGCCCATCAATTTTGAGCGTCTGGGTGTCATCACTCCAACTACCGGCGGACAATGTGGCATATAGGATTTGGCTGGCATCCGCTTTCTGGGCTAAAATCTCATCAACCTTCACCATATTGGAATCTGTTTCTCCATATATTCGTGTGCGCACATCCTGGAATCTTTCTGAACTATCATCTGTGACGTAAAGCTTGTAATTTTTTGTTTCACTCATTCCGTTTGCCTCCTAACCTTTAACCCATTAGGATGACGACAACCGGAATATCTTGGGTTGTCGGCGTATCACCAAACGCGGCTACGGTAACAGTGCCATTCGCTTGGTCGCACACATGCATTTCAGCCGCTTTTGCAGCCTCCATCTGTGCATCAGAAATATCGTGTGCAACGCCCATAATACCGTTTGTTTCGGAGGTAACCCCCTCGATCGTCAATGTTTGCATCCCGGAACTCCACCCCTCTTTGTGAAGAGTAGCCTCCACGGGGTAACTAGCCCCACCGTTGTTGGGATTGATACAAATACGCTTGTTTACGCCATTAACAACGGAATTTATGTAGAACTTCCCATTGTCAGGGGTAAAGTAGGCATAACCCTCATGAAAAGGTGTAACAGAGACGTCGATACGGGAACTATCCCCCTGCAAAATCTTAAAGAGCACCATTCTATAGCCTCCTTTTCATTTTTGGAGTATAAATAGGAGAGGGTAGGCAATAGCCTACCCTACTCCCTCGTTTCATATAAAAGCTGTTATAAAACAACTGTTTTAAACAGTTCTGACTGAGTGCTGCCTTCTCGTCACCAAGTACCTCTTTATAGTGGTTGTACAACTCATCCACACAATGCCGACACACGGGAAGATAACCGCCATTCTCACGCCACATGGGACTTTGTGCGCCTGGGAAATTACTTTTCTGTTTTGTGAAAGATCTTGTGCACCGCGTGCAGTAATATTTCTCCGGCCTGTCTTTCACTGGAGCCGCAATGTTTGGGCGGGAACTTGTGATTTTGCTCTGCTTCGGCACGATGTGTCACCTCATTCCCGAATCAATCCCTCTTTGATTTCGCGCCTAAGTTTCTTGCCTGGCGTAAAATGTGCAGTGCTGTAAGAGGGAATAACAATGTCTTCTCCTTGGAGACCCTTGCTCTTGCGTTCTGCGCGTTCACGAATTTCAAACGTACCAAATCCATGGAACATCACAGATTCTCCGTCGACAAGAGCTTCCTCCAATGTTTTAATGAAATCGTCCATCACAACGCCAGCGTTACGTTTGGTATATCCCTTGCGCGACAGACGCTCAATGAACTCGTCCTTTGTTATCATAAATTCACCCTTTCGTCATATCTGTTTACTATGTTTTAAAAAAGAAAGGGAGGGGTTATTCACCCCTCCCGGTCGCTTTAGCTAAGATCAATATTATACGAACATCTTATACCAGAACTATCACAGATACAAACCATTTGCTCCGGTCTACCATAGATTCGTTTACTGACACAAAAATCATCCATTCCAAGGAAACTGCCGGCCATAACCGTTTTTATTCCCTGAATCTCATCCATTCGACAGTGGTGCAAGTGTCCCGATAAAACAGCATAGAGCGGTCTGCGGGCCATTGTTTGAAGCGCCTGTACTTTAGCTGCGCTTCCATCGTAATCACCATGAATACCACAATAGGTCTTTCCGCGAACATCAATCAGATACATCGTTGAGTCGACTTTCTCACCGACGCCAATAATAACATTTTCAAAATTCTGCAATCGCGCTGCCAGATACCACTCTATCAAATCATCGAGGCGTTCATCCTTCAACGCACGTTCCTTTATGTCAATTCTTGAATGGTTCCCCGATACACTGACGAACTGAACTGTTAGAAAATGCTTACTTAATTCAGCCAGGAACTCCGCAATCAATTCGGATACACCGATTACCTGCTCTATGACACTCTCTTTATTTGTTACTGCAATAGAATGATGAATGTTCCCGGAAATTGCATCGCCATTTCCCATACGATGCAATTTTCACTACTATGTAATTGCCCAATCTCTATAATGCGATCCAAATACCGGCGCATCATATCACGGCAAATATCCGAGTTGTATTTATTCCAATAGTTATCTACATTTGCGCCGTAATGAATATCATTTAAACTCACCAAAATATCATTATCGGACGCAGTCACACCGGACGGTATGTAATCGAGCTGCGGTAAGTTACCATTCGCAACCGCGTCAATCAGAATCTCGTTGAGTTCTTCCTGACGTGCCCGCTCCCGAATTAGTTTATTCAGCGCACTTCGCTGATCAAAGAATTTCTGTTTCTCCTTTTGAAGCGCGATTTTCTTTTCGTCCAATTCACTTAAAATATCAGCTGAAGAGATGGACTGCTCTATACCCTCACTCATAATCTCCAATGTCCGCTTGCTTCCGTACATCATCCTGCGAGCAACATCTGTACTGTATTCCTTCCCGTAAACATATGGAGCTAATTCGGAATAATCCTCATCGGCAAGCGTCCCATCAACCAACTTCCCATAGATCAGGCGCTTATGATACGCCAAATCTGTTTCGTTTGGCATCTTCGAAAGCTTGTCCATACACTCCTCCTATTGTGCCGATCTGCGAAGTGACTTCAGAATACGCATAGCATCACGTCTTTCTTCCATATAATACTTGTGACGTTTTGATTTCTGCTTCACCGTACGATGGATATGAATATCCGGCAGTCGCTCCGCGATAATTTCTTTTTCTTTTGCGTTAATCGCAATCACAAATAAACACCCTTTCAACCTTATATTTTAGGAGATGTAGACTTATTTCTAATTCTCCCTTACATAATAGATATACTGCATCGAGGTCAGTAAGGTGCTTGATTAAGCACCTTACTGACCTCTTCTATTTCAAAGAAAATTAAAATTTTAAGATAAAAGCCGCTCACGAGTACGTTGTCTATTTACGTCAACAGCGCAATCATGGCAATACTTTTGAGCATTACTACGCCTTTTAATTACCAATCCGCATTCTTCACATTCAATATACGAACCTCCGTGGAAGCGCATATACTGATAACCGAGATTACGGAAGTCGCTGATTTCCAAAACAGACGTCCCACTGGTATCTATACATTGTACATTGATATTAACGTTATCAACTTTACGACTAAACCGAATCAGTCCAGCGGAACGAAAGTCATTCAGCATAAGCGATTGCCTTTTGGTCGACGTCACGATATTGGCAAGCTTAAAGATCTCTTTGTCTTGCCTGTTGACCCACCCGCCATTTTTCTCATTGACAAGATTTGAGTATTTCGCCAAACAAATCAAAGTGAACATCAGCCTGCGAGACTGCACTCCATCAAGAGAGTCACATATACTCATTTCTTTCTTGGTAATAGGAACACTTTCTATGTAAATCAAGGGGAACTTGGCCGCCCCTCTAACGATCCTATCAATGGTATCCTGCCATTTTACCAAATTGATAGTTGGGTCACATCGCAGCATAAAATTCTCCAGTTCTGCACGGACGTCAGGTTTCTTTAATCCTTCAATAGAAAAATAGTACCGTGCAACACGTGACAGTGTTTCTGTCGGCTTTGGACCGAGAGCATGCCCCTCTAAGATTTCTTCAACATATTCACGTTCATTCAACACAATACTCATTGTGCTCCCCTCCAATCTGCTTTGTAATAAACGTGAACATCTCTCCACCAAATGCAATGTCTCCGTTTTTGTCATGGATAGGGAAAGAAATACGTCCGTCGTTATGCCTGAGCAAAGTCTCAATAATATCTTCGCCGGCCATATCCCACACGAATTGTTTAGACCCCTCCTTCTGGTAACATATGTCAAGCAAAGTATCACACAACTGATCTTTATTAGAACAAGCAATTTGGCATTCTCTGCGAAAGTCCTGAACCATCACAAACCTAAGATTCGTATGTTCATCTTCGTCCAAGCGTTCCTTCTTGGCGTACTGCATATAATCCTGCATACGCTTATTGTACGCCTCATACAACCTTAGAATTTTGTTGTACTGCGCTTGGGAATACTCCACGCCGCTTTTCATGATCGTATAATCAAACTCTACGTCTGCCCCATGCCTCGCTATATACCCATCAAACTCATTCTCAAACCTACGACATATTTTATTCATCACACAATCATGTACGCCAACTGGAATCTTTATCCTGTAGTAGTATAGAAACTCAGCCTCTTCGTCAGTTAACTCGCCAGTCTGTTCTCGTTCCAGCAACTCATCCATAGTTATGCGAAATTCCCGAAGCGCCTTTTTGCTTGTGTTGGAAATATATGTATTATATTGCTTCATAAGTGATGGATAGATATA